ATTTCATATGTTTACTTTGTAAATGGGTTGTGTTGGATTACATCTATTCTAAAACCGAGTTGCATCAATGCTTTGCATTGGCTTTCGGTGAGCGTCTTTTGACCTTTGGTCAAGATACCTAAGGCTGTCTGTTGGTTTACTTCCACAGGGTAATACAAAGTATTACCGTAGTTTTCTTTTTTCTCTACTCTTATAGAGGGCTTTTGTAGTGCTGATTTTTGCATAATGTTTTTGCTTAACTTTTGTCTTTGATGATTCTGCACAGACCATCTGTATGTGCATCCCTATCTGCTAGGATTTGAGACCGTCCATCCTTACTTCGTAAGAGAACAGCCCCAATGTTATGGACAGTTATACTGTCTTTACGGTAGAGTCTGAAGGAATCGTATTTGTAAGGATTGTATACAATCTTTACATCGTAGAATCTTTCATCAGCGAAGCAGTCTAGGTAGCCTGTGACAAAAGCGTGTACATTCTTCTTACGCTCTTTTAGAACTCTGTTTCTTCCTGCTTGGCTTACCTTAAAGGTAACATCACGAAGAGCTATGGCATCAGTATGACCCATCACTAATCCATTCTGTTGAATGGAAAAGCACTTTTTGTGGAGATTAAAATAAACCTTTACAGGTTTATTCGCTACGATAATCCTGTCTTTGACAGGGCGAATGGTATGAATGAGATGAGATATCATAATAATTGTGTATGAGAATTATATTCTTGTGTGTGATTATTAGACTAGAGAAAGTTCAGCAGGGAATATATTATATTCCTTTTTTGGATTTGAAATTGTAAACAATTTGTCACCCACTCTCTGAAATCTATAGATTTGAACGATGTTCTTTTCGTCATCGTAGTTGTCCAAATCAGTCCCTAACAAAACCATTATTTTATAATGGTTTCTCTTAGGTTCTTTACAAGAACCCCAACCGAGGTCTTCGTAGTTTAACTCCTCTTCGTTATCAAAGATAACGGTTGAGAGTTTACTCCAAATCCTACTAGGTATTTCCTTATTATTTGGGAAACATTCATTAGGATTTAATTTAAGATTTTTGATATAAGACATAATGATTTTTGGTTTGAGGCTGAATTGCCGACCCTTATATTATAAACCTTTTGTCAAATCCGTTTTATCCCTTTAGGGATAGTTGTTGAATTATCGTGCGATCTCTCCCTAGGCATAATGCACAGGAGAGCCTTGACGATAATTAGAGCCGACTTTATATAATGGTTGTACCATTCTATAAGATTTGCTGATCTTACTTTAGTAAGATTTCAAAAAACATCTGTTTACAAACAGATGCATAAAAGTCGCTGTCCAAGCTTCTTTGAAGCTTAAATAACCTTCATAGAAGGTTAAAAAGAAGCTTATTTATAAGCTTTTTGGGGGCTTTTACTAGCTTCTACGAAGCTTAGAGGGGGTCTTGGGGGGTATCTCGGTTCGTTGTCGTATATATAACCCTCTCATAAATTTTTACCAAAAACAAAGCACCCCCATTACTAGAACAGAGGTGCTGAGTTCACATACACAGATTACATTATTAACAAATTATTCTTCTTCGTTATCGTCATCCTCATCGTCTACCCAAATCCAGTCAGTGTCAACATCAGAACACTCAGAATCTTTTAATAATTTACCAGCACGAATGATCATACCAGTAGCTGAGAACTCGTTATTGTACGCAAAACGGACACCTTCTATTACATTTGGATCGTCTACTACAATTACATAGTTTTGGAAGTGTTCTCCTGCAATAGCCTTTAAGCGTTCTAAAGGATCTGGTGAGTTTTGACTTGACAGAGGTGATGACATTGAGTAATTTATTTAAATCCATTTTAAAGCGTTAGGTCTTTTGTTCTTATAGTATTCGTCTTGAAATTTATGGAGACCTTCATCCACTAAATCTCGTCTCCTCTCCTTGATTTGTCTGTCAGCATCTTGTGCCATTTGGTCTACCCAATAGTTACAAGCGATTGACAGGGCATCAAGGCGGTCATCGTGACGGATACTACCTCTCCTGTTGGTCAACCTCGTCAACTGATGGAATAACATATAGTGAATATGTTTTTCAGCAGAGTAAGATTGAGCTGTTTTAAAGTCGTTCTCTATGACCGTAGGGTCTATAACTAATCTGTGGGTAGCTAGAAGGGGTTCTAAGGTATCTATAATGCGTTTTTCCTTCTGGGTGTGGTGTCGTACCTCTTCTAACGCTACAGGGTATTCTCGTCTAAATATGGGCGTTATTAGTTGGTTGAACATACCGTCACCAAAGTTAGACTCAGTAATCACTTTGTTAACCTTGTTGCGTTTAGCTATGTTAACTAGTTCATTTAAAGTCTCTTCATCGTAGCCTCCTTTGAGACCACCAGCTTCTGGAACATATAGAGTACCATTCAGCATCTTTACTACAGCATACCCAGTCTCATCAGAACCTCTACCAGAAGGGTCAATAGAGAGTACAGATCCAGTGTACGGAATCATATCTCCTATAACCTTCATAGGTCTATAGTAACGATCTCCACGGAGTCCTACATTGGGTAGTGCATCCCATTCTAAATCTGGTGTCTTAGCCCACACTAGTTTCTCTGGAGCTACATCTGGGTCAACAGATTGTACTATAAGGTTACCTAGTTTGAGTGGGAATCTATCCACATCAGACAAGCTAGGATTAAGCATGAACTGTAGTGCATATCCTACAGAACCATAGGACACTTTTCTTTCATTTAAATCAAAGTCTGTAAATCTAGAAGGCTCTGAGGATTGTCCTTCTTCATCGTCTGATATACAAAGATCAGACAGTGTATTATTGTAAGTAAGCTCTGCTTTCTTTTGGTTAACCTTCTCAGATGTCCATATCTTCGCAGAATACCCTCTAGTAGTGAGTTTCGTGTACACTGAGTCCTCACACTGCGGTGTGCCTAGAAAGAGAATCTTAGAGGCTTCTAGGGGCTTTAAAATAGCATCAAATTCTTTTATTTGTTCTCCGAGTTTGTCTCGCATTTGTTGCGTGGCGGAGTTTGTTGGGACTTCAATATCGTCTGCAATGATGATATCAGCACGGCTTCCTGTAAGTTGGGAGGTAACCCCCAAAGACTTAACCGAAGGTGCATGAGACGCAGGTGCAGGTCCAACATCAAAACTGACTTTTGAAAACCTTTGATCAGCTTGTGGTTTAAGATGCTTGAGAATAGGGATTTCATGAAGTAGTCTAAGAGTAAAAGTGGAGAAATCATCAGCACGAGTTTTGGATGCAGAAACAACTAGAATGTTCTTAGAAGAGTCTAGAAGTAGTTGGTGAACAACAAAGGCAGAACAGATCCAAGACTTACCCACACCACGAAATCCTTGAATAACAGTCCTCTTTGGACCATGTTGCATAAAGTCTGCAATATCATACTGGATTGGTGTAGGATCTCTTTTTATCTGCTCAAGGGAGTGCCAGATAAGGTACAGGAAGTTTCTAAAGTCCTTGAGCTTTTCTGGTATCTCCGTCTTCATCAAAAGGTAATAAGTGTACTAACTCCTTCAACGGTGTTTCTTCGTTGACCGCTGTGGTAACTTGGTTGTCTTTAAGCATTTGCCTAGCAACATTTAGTACAGCTGGGGACGCTTCTCCAGATTTGATAGTTGCTATCAACTCTTGGATAGTAAGCGAAGCTAGTTCTTCTAGCAGTGCTTTATTTGTTGAGTTTGCCATCTTTTAGTTCTTTATATATCTTGATACCAAGGTAAAACAGAGTAGTCAAGCCCACAAGGATCGCTACTGATGTATTTATACCGTCTAATGTAAGTGTACCAAGGAGACCAGTCATTGCGATAGCAGGAGTCATGTGTGGACTATTCATGTTATTGAAGGTTAAGTAAGTTAGTTAAGACATCTTCAGAAGCACCTGCTTTACCGACAACCTTCGCTTTACGAATTTGTAGATACTTCTGTTGTAATTCTGGAAACTCCTCTAGCATTTGACCAAAAGCCGCAGTACGGTAGCGAGATAATACTCTATTGATTACCGCTACTCTAGGACTCTTGACACCGCCTTCAGAGAAAGTAGAAAGTTTTTGATAACGCTGATTCTTGATCACTCGTTCTAATTCTTGGCGTAAGGACTTACCTTTAATCTTTATGTTACCAAGAAGCTCTAACTGACGATCGTATGCTGTTTGACCTTTATCATTGCTATAGTCTAACAGATCTATCAGTTTAGCTAGTTTTGTACGAGGCATAGTGAAGCCATGATCTAGTTGTGCTAATTCTTCAAAGACTGAATCACCCTTACGAGTAGATATTCTAGAAGGATTGAACGGACCTACGAAAGGAATCTGTTCAGCGATAATAGGCTCACCTAATAAATTACGCTTTGGATCAAGCTTGTCGTTACCATTTGGTAGCTTCTTCAAGAACGCATCCCCAAGATTTCGTACTTCTCTAAGTGTTGTATCACCAACAACAGATTGTCCTTGGTACAAGAAGTTAGGTACGAATCCACCTGCAATATTATTTACAAGTTTCTCCATCTTAGAGTCTGGATCAGATACAGCGTCTGAAAGTAGTTGTAGACCAGCAAGATAAGACTTATCAGTAATGTTACGAGTCATTGATATAGTCACCGCAGCGAACATACTTTCCATAGCAGTTTGATTGATACCATCACCGTACTCATCCATTTGTTCTACCATATCAGCTAGTAGACCAATCTGAGTACCAATAGGATCTAAACCACTGTAACTAGCGTACTTATCTCCAAATCTGAAAGCATATCTTTGCCATCCTGTTTGTTCTAAAGTCTTAGTTTGATTGTAATTCTTTGGACCACCAGAAGTTATGTATTCTCTGTTAGAAGCTATCATATAGAGAAGAGTCGCATTAATCATAGCAGAAGTTGCTAGTTTACCAACAGCTCTAGCTTTCTCAATTTCGTTTCTGCTAGACAACTGTCTCTTGAAATCTTGCTGAATACTACGAAGCATTGGCATCTCTGGCATATTACCAAGAACTTGTCTACCAATCTCCATACTACCAAAGGAAGCACGATCAAACGAGAACTTCAATAGATTGATTGGAGTACGAACGAATGGGAAGATAAGTTTCAATAATGGAACAGTCTTAACAATAGCACCTGCTAACTCAGCTGCTTTACCAGCGTCATTAGTGAATGTACCATAACGAGCTTGTTCTAGTCCTCTTTCAGCCATAGCTTCTAGTTCTCCTAGACTTTCAAATCCTAGTCCACCTTCTTCTATAGAGCCTAGAGCTTTACCTCTACTTTCTGTTTCAGCTTTGATTATAGCTTCTAGTTTCTGTCCTCGCTCACTAGGAAGTAAAGCTTTACCGCCAGCTTCTAATAAAGCAGCTTCTTCTTTTGCTACAGTTTCTTGAGCGAACTTAATGATACCAGTATTAGAGAAAGCTCTTTCTCCATTGACTAATATTTGATCAAGACCATCCGCTACATATTCAGAGATCTCATCTGGATTCTTAATACCTAACTTGATAGCTTTCAGTGTTAACTCTAGTTTTGTATTCTGACGGAATAAAGATTGTTTGAACACTTCGTCCATAGACATCAAGAGTTTGGTAGGAATGTTGACCACATTATCACCAAACCAATTGAACGCTGTCTTCATTGTTTGTTCTGGAGAAGCGTTTGTAAAGTATTGAGGACGCTCAGTCTTCATAGTATTCTCTAGTGGAGAACGCCCTACATCTAACAACTGTTCATCTAACTTGTAAGCTCGTAAGAAGAAGTCCATACCTTCTCTCATAGATTCAAGTGTAAAGAACTCTTTCATAGCGTGGCGTACGATATGTTCGTTTCCTCGTATTGCACCGCCAACACCTAGCTCAACTTGTAATAAAGCTTGAGTAACAGCATTACCAATACCATTCTTCATCATAGTACGAGGACCAGATAAGAGAGAGTTAACAAACCAGTTCTGAGCTTTTTCTATGTATCCATTCGGATCGGCAGATTTACCGTAACGGACAAGCCCAAGCATCTTCTCTACAGGGTTTTCCTTACCACCAGCGACTAACAGTCTATTGATAAATAAATCAAAATTCTTCTCACCAATGTTATTAGCCATGAACTCAGAAACAATTTCTTTCTCTCGTAGTTCTAATTCATTAAGGGTTAGCTTACTGCGTTTGAATTGTGTAGACTGAAGACCTTGTCCAAATCCTCTACGAAGATTAGAACCAGCTGCTGCAATACTAACTAGTTTCTTTAACTCACCAGCCATTTGAGCTTTATCTACATCTGTTACAGCTGTACCCTTTTCACGAATACTTGTAGCAAGTTTAAATACTTCATCAGCCTGTCCCATTGCTAATGATTCTACTGTGTACATACGAGCTGCGATTCTACGAAGTTCATTCGCATCTTTACCAGCTTGTTCTACTTCAGATAAAATAAAGTCTTTATCCTGTCCAGTAAGTTCAGAGAATCTTCTCACAGCTGCTGCAATACCTCCAGCTTCTAAGTTTGCTGGTGATAGTTTAGGACTTGCTTGTAAGTTTTGTTCTACTAATCGTTCGGTTTCTCCAATAACTTCTGATAAGTCATTAGCTGTTTCTACTTGTCGTAAAGCAGATCCAACACCTTGAACAGCTTGTGTACCGCCTTTACCAACATCTGGATTTGTAAAGTCTATTTCTATTTCACCTAATCTACCTTTTATGTTATCTACTTTCTTCTTTTCTCTAATCTGTCTAAAAGCAAACGAACTTCTAGTAGGGAACATACGAGACACACCTTCTGGTGTATAATCTATAGCACGGAAACGCTTCTTATGTTTCGTTGCTAAATCAGAGTACGCAGTTACTACATCTTCTAATACTGTTCCTTTACCTTCTAATCCAAGTAGGTCAGAGATAAACTCTAGTATCTCATCAAATAAAGTGTTGTTACCACCTTCTCCTTGAATACCTTTTAGATAGTTTTGAAAGACTGGGTTAGATAGAGACTCAGCAACAAACTCGTCTACATTAGATAGACCGTACCATTCATTTACTGTAGTTTCGTTTCCAGCTTTTAAGTAACCGTCTACATCATTTAAACTATCTCTAATACTTTTAAATTGTTCTGGAGCATTGTCTACAGCTTTCAAGTATGAGCGTAGTATTTTTCTGAGAGGCTCAGCTTGAGCAGTGTCATCAGCGACAGCAGCTACTGTACTTAGATAATCTTCACCTTTTAGTGATTGATTGACTGCTGATATTTCTACAGGAATCTTAGTTGTGATACCTGCGTGTACCATTTCATGAAAGAGTGTGGCTTCAGAGAACACTTGGTTAGGATCTACTGTATTGTTGAATACGCCAGTCTTAGCTGTGTATAGCTGAATAGAACCTCTACCAGTTTGAGGGTTCAATGGATTGAAGTCACCAGCTTGTTGATTACTTAGGAAGACTTGTATATCTGTCTTTTCCCATGCTTCATCACCTTCATGCAATTTAAGTAAAGCTTTGAACGCTCTACGAACTTCTGGTGTTGATCCATTTTCTGCTAATCTTCCAGCTGCGTATTTGTTATCAATTGATTTATCATTTAACGGATCTAATAGATTACCTGCCTCTGCTTTGCGTTCTCTAGCCATTGCTTGAACGATTGGTAAGCTGTCAGCTTCTGCAAACCCTAGACGGTCTTTTAGTAATGGATCATTGATCTGTCCACCGAAACTATTATTCAAACTCTTCTGTCCCCAAAGAGATACACCTTTAGACACGGACTCTGCCATATCTTTGTTGATATCAATGATGTGAGCTTCTTGAAATATTTTGTTACCTTCATCAAACTCTCCACGAATAAATTGATAGTCTTTATCAAACTTAGGAGATAAAAGATACTTAGAAATAACTTCATCAATTTGTTGGTCAGTAGTTGGATCTTCTCCGTATCTTACACCATCTACATCACCTTGGTCTCTGCGTAAAGTATCTAGTAACTCTTCCATATCCATCCGTATATTACCAGCTTTCATAACAACTTGATATGGTTTTACGGTGTCATGGAATGCTATAGAATCTAAATCGTAAGCGAAGTATTGTTCTTCTCGTCCAGAAGTTATTAGTCTTTCAGTGAAAGGATCTAATACAGTTTGCTTGTCTACTGGTTCACTTTTATTTAAAGTTTTTAGTTTCTCTATTCTAGACTTAGTACCAAAAGATGCACCTAATCGTTTCAAAGCCGCTGGCATTTTCGCATCATACTGTTGAATAAATGGAGCTGGTTTTGAGCCAACTATATATTTATCAGCTTCCCAACCTTCTGGTTTGGTATCTAATTCATCAGCTGCGGATTTACCTACATAAGATTCTAATTCTTTTTTATCTTTAACAACAAAGTCTTCAGTCTTATCATTTTTAGTTACTCTTAATGATTTAGAACCATCTTCATTGATAGCGTTAATTTTAATATTATCTAAAGTTTCATTGTATAAATCAGCTACATCTGATCCTCGTGGAAACGATACCGCATCGTAACCTTCTTTAGCTGCCATTTGTACAATCTGACGCATAGCTGAAGCTATGTAACTCTCTTCTAACGGAGCTTTGTATTGATCTGGAGCTTGTTTCTGTAGCTCACCAGTCCGTCTTTCTTTTTTAACTGTTTGAATAAAATCAGATTGTAGTTCTTCTATTTGTAAAATCTGTTTACCATCGTCCAAAGTACGCTCTGTTGTTCTAAAATGTATTAAATTTTCTCTACCTTCTCTTCTAGCTACTTGATCGTAGTGTGGGTTATAAGATGTTAGATATCCTAGTTTTTCCTTTTCAACACGATTTGCATGACTTGTAGTTTCTACTGTAAACTCACGGTAGTTTGTGCCGCCTTTTTGTTTATACTGTCTATATACCCTATCTGGTCTTTGCTCTACAATAACAGTTTGTAGTTGAGCATCTTCAATGTACTCTTTCAATAGTGGTACATCTACCTGTCCTTTAGCGTTTAAAGGTAGAAACTCTGGATTATCTAGTCCCATCCATTTAAGTTCTTCTGCGACACCACGCTCACCAGTTCTAGATAACTCTTGGATAATATTCTTAGGTGGTATAGATTTTCTTTGGACTTTATCTACAGCTCGTAGTGATGGACTGTATACATCATAAGTAGCATTCTCTCCAAAGACAGAACGATATGCACTTTGATCTACTTGTTGTTTGGTAGCTTTAGGTTTTTGACCATCACCTAATGTACCAGCTCGGTCTTGTCTGTTTAACTTTACAAGTTTAACCGCTTGTATCAATGAACCAGCTACACCTGTTAAACCTAATCCTTCTAAAGTATTTTTAAATCTACCCTCTAGTTCTCCGTCTGTATCTTTTGCAGCTAAGAACTCTGAGATTGGGTTTTTAAGGTTAGGGTGCGTTTGTATTAAATTAGATAAGCGTTGTTCGTGAGCTTCAAAGGCTACGAAGTCAGAGGCTGATTCAGCAGCTAGAACACCTTTCCAGTTTAGTTTAGTTTTACCTTTCTTGTTTACAGTCGTAAATGGTTTAGCAGCTCTACCTAATTTACTAGCAGCCCCTAATTTACTGACAGCTGTAGCTCCTTTAGCTAATGCTCCAAATGGTAATAAGAATTGTGTAACACCCTCTACTAATGACCCACCAATCGTTTGAGACTGTCCTAAGAAACGATTATTATAATCTGGTAACGCATCTCCCAATGCCCAGTCAGCTAAGTTGTATACACTTTTAGCAGCTCCTTCTGCTCCACGAACAGGTGCAAGAGCTAAATCTTTAGCTATGTCACCAGCATTTAACTTATCTTTGTTTGGGTCTGGGTTATTTATTAAGTCTGTTTTTATTCCTAGTGCCATAATTATTTACTATTATTAAAAATGTTTAAACCAAATTCTTGTTGCATTAACACAGCTTGGCGAGTTACAAATGCATTTAATGAATCATCACTGAGATCTTCCATACCTAACGCTACAGCGTATGCTTTTATTTGATCATCGTATTCTCCATCTTGATTAATTACCATAGATGGTGATAGAACTACCACATGATTAGGATCAATACTTGAAGTAGGTAAGAAACCATCACCACCACTCTGTAGTTCTTCTACAGTAAATACTGGTTTATCTCCGTTCAAGTTTTCAAAAGCTAAATCTTCGTAGTATCTTACATGACCTCTTTGATAGAAACTGTTATTGTAAGTCACAAAAGATTTACCTGTTAAGACTGATTTATGTTGTGTTATGCCCACACCAAACTGATCAGTATCACCATCCATCGTAGCTTTGAGATACTCTCGGTAACTTCCAAAACCATAATCATTAGCTGTTTCTTGAGACTTAGTCCAAGAGGTCTTTCGCTTTTTATATGTTCTAAATTCTGAAGACTCTGTGCGATCACTGTTTCTACTTGTACTAGCAGAACCTTCTGGTACATAAGTACCAGTTGTATTTAATTCTACTTCTGTTGTAGGAACATCCTCAGAATCCTGTTTAGGAAGCTCCGCCTCACCACCGCTATAAAGTTCTTCAGCAGCGTATGCAGCTCTTTGTACTAGAACATCAACTTTGTTTTGTCTTTCTTCGTAGATTTGAGTAATTGTTTTACCAGCCGCTAACTCCTCTTCAATTGGAGCGTTTAAAATGTCTAAAGCTTGTGGACGGATTTGGTTAACATACTCTTGCCCTTGATCAAATGCTACAGCTTTACTCTCATCTTCTAACCCTCGCCCACTACCTAGTGACGCTTCATAAAATGAATTGGCTATATCTGTCACAAAAGCACCGTTTAATAAATCGTTTACATAAGATTCGTTAGCTTGTGCTTGTAAATTTGATCCGTACATTTCATTAACTTGTCCAGTAACAATAAGTGTACCTTGGTCTATGATAGTGTTAGCTTCGTCAATCTTAGTGTAAATATCTTTAGTAGGATCATTCCAGATAGATGTTATCTGTTCTTGATAAGGTTGCATCAACTCATTAACTTTTGTAGAAACTCCAGCAGCGTCTAGTTGAAATATGTTAACACCATTTAGATTTTGAGATAAATCCTTTGTAAGGTTAGCTTTAAGATTACTTAAACCAGTAGCTTGTTCAAACCTTCCTTTTTCAATTGCTCTAGATTCTTGTAAAGAACTAATGTGAGTAGCTAAAATATCTTTTGTAGCTGAGTCTCCTTCAACAGAACCATAAGCTTCTAGCATTTTAGATTGTATTTCTTCTGGGCTAGTCACTCCAGTTAAATCTATTTCTAGAGCTTCTTCTGCATCAATCGCAGATGGAAGTTTGATAACACCTACATCTTCACCTCGTCCTATAGCAGCTACAGTTCTATCGTATACATCATCTAACTGTGATATAGCCAATCTTTCAGTCTGATCTTTTTCTATAATATCATTCTTGGCTTGTTCAGTTAATATATCAGACAAGTCATCTATTAACGCTTCTTTAGTTTCTGTTTCTAATCCTATTCCTAATTCTAAAGGACTAGCTGAGTTAGCAATCTCAGCGTATAACATAGAAGCTGCTCCATAATTATCTTGAGCTAAGTCAGTAAAGAACTCAGTAGTAAACTCGTATGATTCAGCGTTGTCCATACCATTGGTATAAGCTTTGAAATTATCACTAAACGATGTGAAGTTTTGATTAGAAGCATTCTTTGTTAACAGAGAACTATACTTTAACTTCTCTTCTACTTGAAATACTCTATCTTGTTCATCTAAGAGTTTAGCTGTGACACCAGTCTTCCAACGATTAGCATCTCTACGGAATGCAGCAACTGCTTGTGGTGTTCCTAATGAATTTGCAAGACGGTCTATCTCTTCATCTATAACAGCAGATGGTGGAATGTAATCTCCGTTGTCATCTTTCTTAGTGCTGTATTGGTCTGTATTTTCTAATAAGTCACCATACAAAGTTTGTGAGGCATTCTCTCCTACAACATTGTAAGCTCTGATATAATTAGTAGGATTCTCTGAAAACCTTATCAACTTCTTTCTTTGAGCTTTGTCTAAGTTTTCTAAGCTTGCATTGAACTGATCTTCTACAGAACTGACATCACCGTTTTGAATAGCTGTCAATACTTGTGGAGATAAACCAGATGCTAACTCTTCATACTCCTCTTCTCGTTGATCTTTTAATCTACCAAGACCTTGAGCGATTGGACCAGCATAGCGTCCTAACGCTTCTGCCATTTGTAAAGCTGAGTTTGTTTTAGCGTAGACAGGACCAGAGATACCATAAGTACCTGCTTTCACTTCCTGTGCTGCAAATACTTGTTCATCTAAACCTAACTCTACTTGTTTTCTTTTCTCGTCTAGACCTAGAAGTTTACTTAAATTTTGTTTAGCCATTATAAATCTTTTAATCCACTAGCTACGGATATACCAGTAGTGACACCACTTAGTATTGCAGCTCCATAATTAGGTTGTTCAATTGGTTGATTAATTCCAAGCATACGCTGATAAGAATTGTGTTGGAAGTCTTGTACTCTTAAATCTCTACCAATGTTAGCTTGCTCTCCTTGTCTAGTGAGTCCGAAACGATACGCTGCTTCTTGTCTAGAGAAGTCTCTGAGTAACGCATCTACTGAACCACCAGATACACCAGCATCTCCAGCAGCCATTCTTGCTTGAGAACGAGCTTGTAAAGCTTTCATAGAAGCTACCTGTAATTGTTGTGAGCGTTGCTCCATTTCAAATCTTTGGGATATACGCTCAGCATTAACTTGTTGGATATATCTAGCTCTTTCGGCTTTGGTTTGGCGAGCTTGTGCTGTTGCTTGTGCTTTCGCTTTAGCCTTCTGACCGCCAATCGCTAATGCTGATTGACCTACGCCAGCGGCTACGCCTATTACTTGTGGAGGGACTCCCATATTATTTTGATATTATTATAAATTCATAGAAGAGATACCCATTGATCTCTACTTTAGTTAAGAACTTAGCTCCAAGCCATTTTAACCATTTGATAGAAGAACCGTAGTCTGCATAGACTAGATTACTTACTACCCCATACGGCTTGATAAGTTCTGGTAAAATCTTTTTAGATTGTCGTGCAAAGGTTAGAGCGTTTTCTTCTATACCTTTTGATCCTAGTAACCAAATGTAAGGTTGGTTATTCTCAATACCAACCCCAAACATTACGAAAGGCTCACCTTGTGTATCTAACCCTGTGTATGTTTGATCGTCTTTATCTAAACCATTTAGTAAAGCATCTTCATTACAGGTGAAGAATGCTCCTACTTCCATACGATCGTAGTGTCTTAACTTAGGTCCAAGCTTGTATACATGGTCTAATGTTGCTGGTACTAGTTTACAAACACCGTACTCTTTACATAGATTAGTATCGCTTGGCTCTTGCATAAGTTATAGCTTCAATCTCAGCATTTTGAAAATTAACAGGGTATCCAGATTTGTGTTCTAATTTCAACTTTACATCGTTCCCATCTAAATATATAGGAACTTTAAAGAAACCATCGCTTGGATCTAGAGTTGTGTCAAACCCATAATTTTTCGTATCTGAGCTAAAGTCACCAATTCTTGGTGCTGTAACTTTTAAATCAAAGATATTATGTCCGTCATCTTTATCTTCTGTACCTTTTACATTAGTATAGTATAAAGATAGATTACGAATCTTATATGGTACATTTGTTGGTGTGTCACCATGAGAAGATTCTACTTTCATTATTACTTCAGAGAACTCATACTCCATATCGTACTTCATACCGATATAACACTTAGCTGGATTCCCATCATTACTACTCGCACTGATGGCTGTATTGGAAAGACTCTCAACTTTAATTTTTGTATTAGCTGTATGTAACTGAGTTACTTCTCCAGAACCGTCTATACTAACTACATCAAAGTCATCCTTAGTAAGATCAGAAGCAGTAAATGGTAAAGTTACAGAACCACTTGTCGTATTATAATCTTTTTCTATTACACAATCTAGAAGAGGTACGAATGGGTGATTAGAAGGTTTACTGGTAGGATCAAAGTCCATCACACCGTTGTATGTACCGCCATTATGAGTAAATATAATATCTAGTCTATCCTTCTCAAAGGATATTGCTGCGACATCATGTTTAAAAGTAAATAAAGACCAAGAACTTAAAACCTTTTTAGAATCTACAACTAAGAATTTATAGATGTAAAGATGTTTTCTGTTATCTCTAGAACCAACTGCTATAATGTTAGAACTACCAGATCCACTTAAATAAGTAGCGTCTGTAGGTATATAATTAGGAACTTGGGCAGTGATGTCAAAAGCTGTGTAAGTATCTGTAACTTCATTAAGAATAAACTCACGAACCGTCATAGATGTTTCTTGGTTCGTTGCAAAGTAAACCGCATCTCCAACTGCAATAGGATGAATATTAGAGGTTATATCGTAGTTGGTGACAGGAACAATAGACACGGTACTAGGTGTTAATTGACGCTCACCAGATAAAACAAACTGAGTGTGATCGGAAAATAAAACAAGTTTATCTTGAAAAATAGAAGCACTTCGTAAGGTAGTGGATTTATCTGTAGCCACTGTTACATCTATAGGATCTGTGTCTACAAAAGTTTGTACGGTAGTCCTCCCAAAGTTGTAATAGATTTGATCATCTATTTGTTTACCTAAACCATATTCAGTCAGTACAACCCTATCTTCAGCCAGAAAACCTAATCTATTCTTAAAGAAGAACATATTTTCTATTACTTTAGTTAAAAAGGATGGAAAAGGATTAGATAGTTTATCACCAACTAGTTTAGGCTCTACTTTCATTGGAGCAAATTTAAACAAATCCGCATCTGATGAGGTTTCAGCTTCACCTATTTGTTGTAAAACATGAGGTAAAGTTTCGTTGTCTAATTGTAATATCTCGTCAAAACCTATTGTCTCTAACCAATAACCATCACCAAAATCAGCACCGTTAGTAGTTTCAAATTTTACATAGTAATCATCTTCAGATGCTTCATCACCAGATATCTTCACTTTAGTATTATTGTATGCTTGTAAAGGTAAGTCTGTTATACTACTAACTTCTTTATAAATTGCTTGAAGACCGTTATTAGCTAAACCATCTTCTGTTTTTATGGAGAAAGTAAAGTCAGAAGCAATACTTGATTTAGGTCTAATCCTAATCATGCTACCTTTCCTAGATACAAAAAATCTAGTGTTAGATGTTGCTGTTTCTCCTTCTCGTTTAAAAGCAGCACTATTGTTAGTATTACTTAGAAAAGCTTCTTTTAGTCGTTCAGCTATTAAATCTGACGAAGATGCGGAAACATCTTCATCATAAGTTTCATCAGATGAATCGTTATCTATTATTAATTTTGATGCATCTTTACTAACATATCTAGCAACTAAAGGACCTCCAGTTCCAAAAGTAGGATCGTTGGGTTCTGATATAGTGTGTGCAGGAGATGTACTATTTGTGCGTAGAAAACCAAAAGATGTACTGTTAGATTTAACAGAGGTAATAGCTCCATTAGCTCCGACTGTAACTTCTAAACTACCATCTGCTGTACTAACACTACCTCTATATCGTGTAGATGAAAAGTTAATTTTTATTTCTTGATCTGTTGTGTAACCAGTACCACCATCATTTACTGTCGCTACGCCTCCGTCTTTTAGATACCAGTAAGTTCGTTTTCCAGATCTCCTAGCCTCCCAACTAAAAGTAACCGTAGCTTTTTGGGCGTTATCTGTTCCACCTATTACATCATTATGATCTATAATTATAGAATAACCATTATTAACAGCCCCTTGTTTGACATAAACATAAGCAGCCTCATCAAAAGAATCTGTAATAACATTATCAGAACTTACTGGAACTTCTTTATTGCCTACATAGGTTGTATCACCTACACTTAAAGTAAATATAGAATCTTCGTTACTGTCAGTTGTATCTAAATAATCACCGCTACTAATAGGTAAACCAGCGGTATAACCAGTACCAGATTCGTTTTCTATCTCTGCTTCAACTCCAGTATTTAAATTGTATACATGAAGTTTACTATCATGTATCATCATACCAAACTTACCCACGCTATCATTTTTTATGATAGATACTTTATCATCTGTTAAGTCTAACTTATCAGTTCTTAAAGTTTTACCAAAAGTTACTGGTGGTCTTTTCCGTAACCCTGTAACTGGATCACTGTAAGCATTTATTTGAACTTCAGACTGACCTGCTAAGCGTTGAGCTGGAGGTTGCTGGCTTACACCTTGTACAAGATTAGGTATGGCTTGTGTTATTAGAGGCATTATAAAAGATTGTAATTACGATTATGTCCTACTCGTTGTGCTACATCAGTAGAATCTAAAATATTATACTGTCCAAGCTCTGCTTCTTCTTGTTCCATCAAGGATCTGAAACGAGCTTCTTCTTTTCTAAACTTGTCTACTTCTGTAGCATTGACAGGATATGTCTCAACAAACTGTAGTAAAGTATAAGTTTGTACCCAGTTTTCAAACAACGGAGCAATACCATTACTTTGATGTGAATCCATTGTCTGACCGACTTCTACCGTGTATTCACCGTTAAAGGAAGTTGATTGGTTTTCATCTAGATCTAAATCTACAAGAATATTATAATCTTCACCACCTTCTGTATGAGGTTCGTATCCTAACTGCTTACCGTTAATTCTATAGTAAGTATAGCTAGAATATGTTCTACCGCCTCCTATTACGAAACCACTACTTAATGGTGCTTTTAATCTACCGTTGCTATCAGCAGTTAGTTTAATAGTTCTACGAGTCCATGATAATTTTCTTTCACCTAAAGTGTATAGATTGTTTAAATAACTATCATACAACCATCTAGTGATTGTGTCATCATTTGAATTTTCCGCCTTACCATATCCTAATTTTTGATACATTTCAAATACCCAGTGACCGTAGCCTCCAGTTCTAGTATAAGGTATACTTACACTAGATGTACCAGTAAGTTGAGATTGACTAAACGCATCCGCTTCTTCTAACATTGAAAGTTTTTTGTAAGCTGGTGCTGCATTAAAGTCTGCTTCTTTAATACCCATCATTCTAAAGCTATGTTTTTTATTATTATAAAGAGGATTGAATCGTTGATCATAGAAGACATTACTAGTTAGTATACCTGTACCTTTAAGAATAGCTATATAATCATTCTCAGCGGTAATCATATACGCTGTCTCACCTGTTATGCGTGACTCTTGGGCTTCAAGTAAATCTGTTTCTTCTTCTAGTTTTCTTTGAGTACGAGTCTCTGTATTCCTTTGTGCTGTTATTTGAGCAGCTTGAGCTGATAACAACGATCGTTGCGTAGCTTGTGTTTGAGCTTGTTCACTTGTTAAAATTGTTTGTTGACCAGCAAGACCTGTCTGAGCATCTACTTGTAGAGTTTGTGATTCTACTTGTTTAACTTCAGCTTCTCGTTTAGCCTTTTCCTGTAACTCTGTATTCTTTTGTGCGTCTACTAAACTCTTTTGTGATGCTACTAAAAGACTTTCTTTAGATGTTTTATTAGCTTGCTCAACTGTCAGTGTAGATTGTTGTGCTACGAGTCCTGTTTCCGCAGCTTTTTTAATTGTTTCTTGTTGTTGAGTCTTTCCTTGCTCGTCTATTAATTGTTGTTGCTCTAGAAGCACCTCTGTTTCTTTGGTAACTTTTGCACGGTTTATAGCTTCAGATGTAACTTGCTCGCTTACGAGGGTAGATTGTTGAGCTACTAATCCTGTGTCAGCTGCTAGTTTAGTTTTCTGATCTTCTATTAACTCTGATTCAGTATTAGTTTTAACTTTCTGTGCGTCTGTTAACTCTCTATTTTTAATTTCAGATAAAGTTTGTTCACTAACTAACCCTAGTTGTCCTTGGACTAAACCTGTCTCAGCACTGCGTTTTGCTGTTTCCTCTATTTGCGTATTATGCTGTTCTTGTAAAAGATCAGTCTCCTCGTCAATTCTCTTCCGCTCCGAGTCTACTTTAGTACGATTTACGGTTTCTGTTATCGTTTGCTCACCTACTAGTCCTAGTTGTCCGTGGACTAAACCTGTTTCGGCACTGCGTTTTTCTGTTTCCTGTACTTCTGTCGCTTGTTGTTGGACGATTAAGTCTTCTTGCTCAGCAATTAAATCCGTTTCAGCTTCTACTTTGTCAGTTTGCTTAGCTTCTGTTTCTCTTTGTTGATCTATTAAACTTTTTTCTGCATTCAGTTTTGAACGATTAGCAGCTTCTGTTATAGTCTGTTCTCCAATCAACCCTTGTTGTTGATTTGTTAGTCCAGATTCAGCAGATCGTTTTTCTGTTTCTTTTTGTTCTGTTAAAAATTGTTGTTGAAGTAAATCCGTTTCTTCATCTACTCGTAACTTCTGTGCGTTGACTAACTGAGTATTATTTACCTCTGTAGCCATTCTTAGATAACCTAGTTTTTCTTCTACAGTCCCAGCAAGGAAGTCAGTCTTCTCTATTCCTAAATTAGTAATACTATCTGGAAGTTTAAATTGAGCTGCTAGTCTAGCTGTGGCATCTACTTGTTGTAAGTTAGCGTAAGAGAACGCTTCTTCAGCTGCACTGAAAGTGTGTAAATTCTCATCCGTAACATATCTAGCTTGTAATATTCTAGCAGCACGGATGGTAACATAGCGTTTGAAAGAGACAGTGTGAAGACCGTTCCAATCATATTTATTGGTAGTTATATCTATACCTTCTACTGTACCAGTTGTAGCTTGGAAATCCCATCCTCTATTTTCAACATCAATAGTAACTTCTTTAAGTAAATCTGAAGTGATTTGTACAATACGATTTGTATCTGTATTAACAGTTACTTTACCGCTTGTATCTCCAGTTGTAGGTTGTTCTCCAATTGCAGATAAACAGATGTTTACTGAATCCACGAAGGTTAGATCATTTTTCTCAGCCATGTTATTTTATATATATATATATAGATTAATTATTCAGTAGCTACACCAGAAGAAGCAAATGATTCCACAGTTGGAGTTCCGTCTTCTTGAATAGCGATGGTATAAACAGTGTGTCGTTTATTATTTGTAGTGTCTATAGTCTGTGACCTAGACATTTTCAAACGATTAGAGCCGTGACTAGTTGTGCTGGTATCTTGTTTAGCTTGATAAGCTAAGAACAAAGTCTCAGCAAGTGCTAAGTAAACAGCACGCACATCTCCAAGGGTTTCGTTTAAATCAGCGTCTACAATCCCTGTATTAGATTTTGCATCCTGTGATACTCCATCAACTGTTACACTATTATTAATAGCTAATGTAAGATTGTTGCTTGAGAAATTATAGTCAGATGTAAACCAATTTGTAGGATCGTTATTGTCAGCTGTATTTCCAAATGTTCCCATAATATTATTCCTTTCTTTTTGTTAAAAAAAAAGCTGGAGGTCACGAAGTGTGACCCCCAACTATGTTAAGAGTTAAGCAGTCTTGATTTCAACACAGCACTCTGGGCGGATAACGCCATGACCCATAGCATATTTTGCTACGAATAGAGTACCTTGTCTATCAATCTGATATTCAGACTCAGTTGCTAAGTCAAGTAACTTGACAGTACCAACACCAGCTTTATGTCCAGCAAGGATACCAGTGTTTGTGAAGTTACCGTTGTAACCAGAACCAAGAGTTCCACCAGATGGGTTAACATCAAACACATCATTGTTAGATGCACCGTCACCAGTTGAAGTACCAGAAGCGTCTGTTAGATTAATAACATCTTGTAAGTGGTTAGACTTGTAGATGCTGAATCCAGCAACTTGAGGAACTGTAGCACGAGATGGGTCAGCTGATCCACCGAAGTCACGATTAAGGATAATGTTAGAAGTATTATCGCTAATTAACTTGTAGTACATTGTTGGTGTTAAGATAGCATAACGATCGTCTGATGGTACATCATTCTCGTCAAGCTTCTGAGCTGCATCAAACAAACCGCTAACGATGTCAGCTGCGTTTGCTAATGCGTTATCCCCAGCGAAGCTGATACCAGCTTTACCGCCAGATACTGTTGCTGATTGTCTAGCACCAGCGACAAGTGTTTTCATCACAGCTTGGTCAAAGCGGTTTGCAAGAGCTTTACCAAGCTCTTTAGCATAGATGCTTCGTACATCGTAGTGTGTTTTTAACTCGTCAATGTTTGCTAGGAATACAGAAGATAATAGAACATCGTCAATGTTAACAGTAATTTCAGCACTTTTGATGTCTGAAAGATAACCGTTTGTACTTAGACCAATGCTTTCACCAACTGTATGATATTTTGCGGACGCTACACCTGTGGCAGGGAACTGAGCTGATTTACCGTTACTGATAGTACGCACTGTGTGGAGTTCTTTCATCACATTGATTTCATCAAATGTGGTTAGGATCTCACCAGAGAATACTTTCAGAAACAATGCATCTTTATCTGCTCCGCCATTGATAGCACCGACTCTATTTGCCGTTGTATTAGACATGATATATGTTTCTTTCTATTTTGATTTTTATTGATTGTATTGTTTGTGGTGTCCTTTATCTACATTTGCTAACCTAAGATTATCCTCCACGAAGGGTCTTGTGCTACTAGTATTAGAGACTAAATTCTATCGTTTTATCTTCAACCGTACACGAGCGGCTGGAGTATTAGCTACAACTTTGCGTCCACCTTTCTGAGCGTTTTTCTTTTTCTTTGCTGTTGCAGCTCTTTGAGAAGTTGAGAGACTTCTAGCTTTTGCCATTGGCAGACATCTGTCTGGATTCTTTTTGTTTTTGCTTGTACCGCATTCGCCTTTGATCTTACCGTCTGTTCCTATACGAACCCAGTTCTGCGAACGCCACTTAGCTAGTTCTCCCATAGTTATTTCTTTTTAACTGAAAGTTTCTTTCGTTTACTTTTACCGTAAGTGCTAGACTTACAATACTTGGAAGCAGCCATATTAGCATATGCAGATGGATACACATCAAACTTACGCTTAGCCCATGCGATACCTGCTGGACATATTTTAGCCATATTATTTACCGTATTTGATTTTTAAACCTTTACGCTTCGCTGTCGCTTTAGCTTCCTTCATACCTTCTTTAGTATAAGGATATTTCTTTTTACCTACTTTTGGCATATCGTTTTCCTTTCTTTATTGATAAAGACTTTCGCATACATTTAGCACAACCACAACCTTTCATTAGCACTTCCACTTTCTAAGTGCTAGAGCTTTACGAGTTGGTCTACCTTTAGAATCTTTCATAGGTCCTTTAACTCCACTCATTCTTGCACAAAAAGACCGCTTCCTTGGTCCTCCTTCTGGTTGCGGTCTCTTGAGGTTTGAGCCTGTCTTACGGTTGTAATATTTTCTACCAGCTTCTGAAAGACCACCAGATTTATTCTTATGTTCTTTACGAAGCGACACGCCCTTTCGTTTGCTCATTATTTATTTAATGTACTGCTTCCAAAATAAAATCCTATTATTGCATATAAACTTTGAATCACTGAATCGTGAATAAGTAAGCCTTGTTGTGTCTCATAGGCTATATTTTTAAATATCCAAAACCCTTTCTCAATAGGAATAGTAACTCCTATACTTGGGTTGAACGCTACAATGAATGGAGCGACAACAATCGCAAAGAGAACAGCTACTACTATTCCCCTACGAACCCATTGCCCACCTCTTTGTGCAGCTTTATCGTGAGATTCATCAGCAGCTTGTTGTGCTTCTATCTTACCTTTCGCCATGTCTACTTGTGCTTGTATAAGCACACCAGCCATTTTGAAAAGAAACCCACTAATTGAGCCTCCGATTAAACTTATAAGTTCCATATTCATAAAAGTGTGCCTCTAGAAAGCATTAGAAACAGAGAGGCGTTGTTCTACTTCTTTGCGATATGCAGGATCTGTAGAGTATCGTTTGTCTCGCATTGCTTCAGTTACTTGAGCGGCAGAATTAAAAGGTTTGATACCAAGTCCGCTAGTTCCTCCTTGAGCTAAGTTAACCCCAGCTCCACCAGAACCAGTATAACGAGCGTGTAGACCTGTTACAGCCATCTGTGCTTGCTCCATAGAACCAGATTCTACCATTTGATTGTATGTATCCAACTCAGCGTCTGATAAATTTTCCATAGCCCATTCTGCCATAGCTTCATACTGCTCTTGACCACCCACTGTGTCCATGACTTGGACGGATTCAGTGTCAGCAACCGCTGTCTGACCAGCCATATAAGCGTCAACAAACTCTTTCGGAATACCTGCTTCAGCCAAAGCTTTGTACGATGCATCCGTGAGTTCTCCTGTCTCTTCAAACTCAGTAGTTGCCGAGCTAATTGCGGAGTTAATATTCCCACCTTCAGTTTCGGTAGGTTGCTCCTCAGTTGATTCTTCTTCTGGTTGGGATAGTTTTGATTGTAACTCATTATAAGATTTAGCTAACTCTTCTGGTGAGTTAAACTTCTCTGGTAACCACTCTGGACGATTCTCGTCTGTGGTGGGATTAGCTACTGAATCTTGTTCAGCGGCTTGTTGCTCTAGAGTTTTGTTTGTTTCCTCTACAGGCTCATTGATTTGGACTTGTTGTAAATCTGCCATAATATTATTGCTCTATTGGTTGATCTTTTATTTGGTCTGAGACCGCTTTGATTCCAGCAGGTCCAAGCTTTTCTGTCAAGGCTTGATTCTGGAATTGAGCTTGTTCTGCATTTAATTCTTCTTGTGACTTAATTAGACCAGTAGTCTTGATTCCCAACGAAGTAGCTCTTCGTTTAAAGTATTCTGGTACATTAACAAATTGCATTAGAGATTCTGGACCAACTATCTGAGCCGCTCCACCAAGGAATAGATCTAATTTTTGTAGATCGTTGCCTCGTCCTAATGCTTCTACTCCAGTAATAATAACTGGGTTTACTAAATCTTTTGGTAGTTTTGGTAATGACTTGTTCTTATTCATTACCGTCATCAGTCTATTTACTAACGGTAACTGAAGCTCTGTACTTAATAAAGAGTATAGACCACCAATCGCAGTCTCTAGCTCTTGGCTAAGCATTCTGATCTCTTCTGCTGTGACACGCTCTGCATTACGAACAACACCAGATGTTAACAAGAACGCATGACCTATACGGTCTTTGATCTGTGCCATAGTTTCTTGAGCAACTCTAAAGTCATTGAACTTATTAAGTTGTAGGACAGACACATCTTGTGCTTGTCCAGAAACAATAGCTCCGTTTGCTGACTCTGCTAACTGTCGTGGTCTAGTTATACCATTAGGGTTAACCATAAACAACACTTTAGCAGCAGCCGCACTACCTTCTACAATAGCTCTAGTCAAAGATTCTAGCGATTGTATATCTCCTAGATACTCTTCTACATATGAGCGTCCGTAATCTTCTCCGTCTACACGAGAGAATCGTAAAGGGATAAAAGGATTCTTATCTATATCATAGAATCCATCTGAAATTCTAATGTCTTTTACATCTTGAAATACTCGCCATTTGTTATCTTCTCTACAAACAGCTGTATATAATTGTAAAGTATCATGGTCACTATCACTACCTAGCTGTGCTTGAATCTCTTGAGGAAGAGCTGAGAAAGCTATATCTTCTTTAGTAGCTATCTTTATGATATTACCCATAGGATCACGCTTAACCACAAAACGATCCAAATGAAATACACGCATACCACCATCATCTGGTAAATAAATTAAGGCATTGCCAGTTATAATTAAATGTTTAACAGCTTCATGGATTCCTGTTCGGTAGGCTTCCCTACTGATCTCATCCATAACAGCTTCTTCTACTTGTTGTAAAGAGGTCTCTATCTCAGTGATAAGTTCCTCTGGAGATCCCTCTGCTCTTAGTTGATAGGTATCTATATTCAACCTAAAAAACGGAGCGTTGGGAGGTAGTAATGCTAGTAGCAATTTAGATGCCAAGTTATTAACAGCTCTTGCACCGATTCCTTGAAAGGGTGTGTCCAATTTACTATGTGAACCAAACCCTTCGTCTGGCATAACATAAGGAATTGTTAGTTTAGAACACTGTCTGGCTCTGTCCACATATTGAAAGCGTTTGCTTTCTAGTGTTGTATATATTTGTTGAGCTGTTTTATGCATAAAGTTGAAGCAACTATTAGTTAGTGGTGGTGATTAGTAACCGCCTAAGCCAGACCGTCGTGGACTACTACCCATACCTCCGCTTACTCTCGGTCTACGAAGTGATAGTATAGATAATCCACCTGTGCGTCTACGAGTACCGCTTGGACCTCGTCTCTGAGCTACAGTTTTAGCAGTTCTAGCTGTAGGTGTAGGAGGTGGAGGTGGTGGTGGTGGAGGTGTAGGCTCTGGTATATTTACTTTTGGTGTCCCCATGATATTAGTTATTTAATATATTTTCGTTTTGAATTTTATATTGATGTTTCAAAAACTGAATAACGGATCGCTGTCCGTAGTGATAGTTAAGCTCAGCTACATTATCTGTAGCAGGAAAGTCTCTTTGAGGAAACTTTTCGTCTAAACTAGTTAACAAAGTTTTAGTTATATTTGGAAACTGTTTTGTATCTTCAATTTTCATATAGGGTAGACTCCTTCTTTTTATCACACTCTCGTTGTAGGTTTGCCATAGCTCTCCAAGCTACAGCTGCCCAGTCTTCTTCTAGTAGATGACGCATCATACTATCTAGTTCATCTGTAGACTTAGACTTGTCCCAGTGTACATCCTTATCTGGATGGTGTTGATTGTTCCCACGAACAGAACACTTCGTTACTTCAACGATAGCATCTGGAAAGTACTTAATAAATCCTCTATAAATAGGGATCGCTTTCCTTTCTTGTGCATCAGTAGGTAGGTTGCCAGTTGTATTTTTCATCATAGTTTCTTAGTATTCTTGCTAGTCTAGCATTACGAGTACAGTCCTCTTCTGTCAATCCTTTACTAAGGAAAGCATCAAGAACAGATTGCCAAGTGTCTCCATGTTTCTGTATCCACTTCAGTGCAGTGACTGGACCAAAACCTTTAACACCTTCAAAGCCATCAGCCTTGTCACCTATCATAGTTTGTAGTCTTAGGTTAGAGTCTGCATTCTCTTCACTGATACGCAAGTAACCGCTAGGTCTAAGTAGTTGACTAGGTATAGTGAGAAAGTCTTTATCAATAGCCCATATCATGTTCTGTTCTGGATCTGCCCAGATACCAATAACATCATCAGCTTCTATATCATTCATCCACACAGCCATATGTTTGTCTATGAGGTATTGTCTACACGAAGCTAGACCTAAAGGTTTTCGTGTAGCTTTACGATGTGCTTTATAGTTTTTATCTATCTCCTTACGGAAGTTAGTCGGACTACTCACAGCTATCTGATAGCGGTCAGTGTTAGTCTCTGCCATAGCTCGTTTGATTTCAGACTCAAGGAGTTGAAACATATCTTGCTCAGAAGAATGTATCGTCCAAGTATCAGCGTCCCACTTCAATGGCTGTTCACAAGCACAAGCTGAACGATAAGAGATTTCATCTCCATCAATCAGAACTGTTTTCACATTTTTCATCATCATATTTTTTTAATAATATTACAGGTAAGCGTTTGGTTATAGTCTTCATCGGAATCAAACTGCATAAGGATTTACAGTTTCGTCTACTATACTTACGAAGATGAGCTTCTGCTACATTAGTAACGATCTCATCTTCTACGATAGCTTCACACAATGTAGCAAGCTCAGCTCTTGGTACGACAACAAAGTCTCGTAGTCTTTCAAAAGCCATATGTGTCTGCTGTCCATAGAGCCAACCTTTTCTACCAGTTGTACCTAAGAACTCTACCCACACATATTCATCTTGATCGCCTCCACTTCTGGATAATCGTTTCCTTGCTTTCACATCTACTGATCCATCTATTTGGATAAAGTAGTCTATGTGTTTCATTTGATCTTGGAACTCCGCTACCTCTGTAGTGAATCCAAGATAGTGTAGTGACTTAGCGAACAGCGTCTCAGCCTTCTCACCTCTAGCACTACACGAACCGTCTCTGTCTTTATGGTGTTTATAATATGTCATTCAGTTTTGATATGATTACCCAGTTAGCAAACTCACCACCAAGACCAACAACATTATAGTCTGTATACTCCAACGCTTCTTCTCTTTCCATTCCGTGTGATTCAAAATGTCGTACGATTTTTTCGTAGTCGTACACAAGATAACCGCTGTGTGTTACACCTATAATTGCTGATCCTAAACCATCTAACTTATTAGCATCGTCAGCTAAATGTTCTTGGATCATGGTCATGTTAAGTATCTTTACCATATTAGTGAGTCTCCGCCCAGTTGTTTCCTACCTTGTACTCACCATCTAACTTACACTTGAAGTTTAATTCTTCTCCTGCTTGTACGATAGCATCTACGAAGGCTTGTCCTAGTTGTTCTGAATGCTCACTGTCGCAACTAAACTGAACTTCATCATGCACATTGGCATGGAGTTCGTAGGGTAAGTCTAGTTCCTCAGCTATATTAGCAAAGCAGATTAATGATTGTTTCATTATCACAGCCCCAGCGGATTGTAATAATAAATTTAAAGCACTGTGTGGTGAACGACAAGGAAGTTGTCTACCATCCAATCCTTTGAGAAAGTTTGTTTGTTTTACCTTAGACTCTACAGCTTTCAATAGCTTGGCTACTGCTGGTATCTTTTCTTTGAATGAGTTCTTTAATCGTTTACCGTCAGCTCTTGTACCGTTAACGATCTTACCTATCTTCTCATCCCCAGCACCATACAAGAACGCATAGATGAAAGTCTTTGCTTGGTCTCTTGTATCTAATCCAGCTGCTTTCTGATTCTCAGTGTGGATATCTCCTTCTAGAATAGTCTTAGCATACGCACCTTTGTCCCAAGGATGTAGGTAGTGTGCTAAACATCTAAGCTCTAGCCCACTAGCATCAGCTCCAACTAGAACTTTACCTTGTGGTGCGGTAAAACATTCACGACATTCTTTTCCAAAGGTAGCTCGTACTGCTGGTACTTGTGCAACATTAGGATTCATATGTGTACACCTACCACTCACTGCTCCATTAGTATTCACACCTCCGTGTATCCTACCCTTACGAGCTAACTTAGTCCAAGCTTGATTACCTTCAGCTACTTGTCCAAGTCTCTTAGTTAATAATAAATACTCACACAACTGTAGTGCTTCATCTGTACCTATAGATTTAAGAACACCTTCATTGATAGCAGGTCTCTTACCTTCATACTGATTAGGCTTCCATCCCATTTCCATTAACCGTTCACAGATTTGATCACGACTGTTAGGATTGAATGGTATAGTTTTAGTTTTGTTTCTACCTACAAAGATATCACTTTGTTTGTATCCAGTTTCAAGCATAGCTTTCTTGGATGGGAACTCATCACCATTACGATTAGTAAAGTAAGTAGACTTCATATCTACTATAGTAGCTGGGAATGTTTTACTTAACTCATCCTTTAGCTCAGCTCTACGAACCATTAACTTCTCAGTTAGTTTATCAGCTGACTTAGAATCAAATGGGAAACCATTCAACTCTTGTCTACGCATCAGTACAGCAAAGTAATGCTCAAGTTCTAACATCTGCATACTAGGGTTCTTAGCCATCAACCAAATGTATAACGCTCGTGTAACTCTAACATCCTGCTTACAATACTCAATCATCTCTGGAGTACATTGAGACCAGTCAGTTGTTTCTCCGAACTCTCCCTTGAGTATACCAATCCTTTTACCCCAAGCTTTTAAACTGTGGCTACCAATTAGTTCCTTATCAAAGTCATCCTTACGGAAGTCAATGCTTCGTACATCTGGAAACATACACCTACCCATAAGAACAGTGTCTATAATTTGTGGGTATTTAAAATCATAGAGTTTACATAGAGCTGGTACATCAAAGCTAACTGCGTTGTGTCCGACAATAGCATCCATTGATTCTAAAATCTCAAGGCATCGTTCAATGGATGGGTCATCTGTACCAACATAGACTTGATCCTCGTGTGCTACCACCATACAGTGTATCTGTTTCAAGTCTGAGAGTGTTGCGAAATCTTCTATCGCATTTGTTTCTATATCAAAGTAAGCTGTGTTCATATTAGAAGGGGTTGTTTGTGTCTGTGTCCTCTGGTAAATCTTCTAATGTTTCTTCCACTAGTCTACCAGTTTGATTATTGTAACGGAGGAAGCAAGCTTCACCTGTCTCCCCACTGAATCTATTCTTTAGAATACGAACAGTAGTTCTATTCTTTAGATCCTCGTCTTGTTGATTACGCTCAACACCTATCACCATATCTGATAGCTGACCTAAACCAGCTGACCCACGCAAGTGTCCGAGTGTGGTTTCTCTACCTTCTTCAAAGCCTCTACCTTCTGGTCTCTTCAAGTGACTAACTAATAACATACCAACTTGTGTTTCTTCTACCAAGCTACGAAGCTTAGTCATCAGTATATCTATCATCTTTCTTTCGTCACCATCTTGTCCACTAACTACAATACTAACATGGTCTAAGAATATCCACTTACATCCTAGAGCTTTGTTCATATATCTAATACGATTAATTAGATTGTCTGATTCAATAGAACCCCAATGGTCATAGGTCACAAAGTTTCCACTACCAACTGTAGCTTTAAAAGCTTGATCCATAACTTCCTCTGGTACTACTTCACCTAAGTGTAGTTGTGTATTACAATGGAGTCCCATAATACCTAGAGCTGTACGCTTGATACTTTCTTCTAGTGCTATGTATCCTACCTTCTGTCCTTGGTTCAGTAATCCGTATGCTATCTCACGACAGACACTTGACTTACCTACCCCACTACCAGCACAGAATGTAGTAATCTCTCCCACTCGTATACCACGAGTAACTTTATTTAGACCAGCATATGGATACTCAGCTGATTCTACTTCTGTATCATCAGTAATTAAATCCCACATATCAGTACCTTCAACGATACCATCTGGTCTCCAAGGTTTAGCATTCCATCCAGCTTGTACAATCTCTGCACCTCTACCTTCTGTTAGTAGATCATTAGGATCTTTAGCTGATAGGTGTGCTATCCTTGCTTTACCTATAGATAGAATAGATGCACAGTTTTTAGCAGCTTGTCTCCCAGCTTCATCTTGATCAAACATTAGAACAACTTCATCAAATGATTCAAAGTATTCTAAGTGATCCTTAAAAGTTTTGTTAGCATTACCAGCTCCACTAGGTAGAGATACCACAGCCCATTTTCCTTCTAAGACTGTAGCCACAGAGAGAGTATCTATCTCTCCCTCTGTGACTGTGATTCTTCTACCACCTTGGAACAGATGCCAACCAAACGGTGTATTTACTTTACCGACAATACGAAAAGTTTTGTCTGGGAATCTTATCTTCTGTCCTACTACCTTACCATCTTTATCTCTATAGTTAGCAATGTGGCAGGGCTTCCCATCTTTTTGACCTACACGATAGTCATACTTACGACAGATGTCTTCTTGTATACAACGCTTAGGTAGGTCTTGAAATTCTCCACCAATAAAATTAGTAGGTAAAGGTTGGTGGGTTACTGTTGTTGTGGAGTGACTTGGTGTAAACTTCTCACAACTGAAACACTTAGTTGATCCATCAACATTAAGTGTGAGTGCATCGCTTGACCCACAATCTGGGCAAGCTAGGTGTGTTTTAAGGGCGGTGATTTTTTCTTCTGTGTTAGCCATGTGTCTGGTATGTGTGGTCCTTTGCACCAAGGGTAACCAAGCTTGTCAGCCCAGTCACAGTTCCTTGTCTTAGAACCTTTGTAAATTTTGTTGTATGGGTTTTGAAATACAAAACGAATATCTAACTCTGGATACTGTTCCTTGATCCATTTGTGTTTCTGTCTGTCTGAAGGTTTAAGATAACCTTTGACTTCAAGAATGATATTGTTTGAAAGAACGAAGTCTGGAGTATACCTTCGGTTCTGTGCAGGTTGCACGAACTTAATAACATCCTCCTCATAAGTAAAGGATAGCCCAGTCGTAGATAAGAACTGAGCTACCCTCCCCTCAAAGCGTGATCTAAAAGTCTCCGCTGACATCATCAAACGATTCCTTCAGTGATTCACCACCACTTACGAAACCATCTTCGTCTTCAAATCCAAAGCTGTTGGCATTACCTCCACCTCCGAACTCCACAAGTTCTATTACTTGTACAGCTTTGAGTGTTAGTGTCATACCAAATCCCATTGATGGTGCAAACCAGCAACGAGGTTGAACAGCACATTTTACAATACTACCTCCACCTACATTAGCATCAATCATATTACCTTTAGCATCAAACAACTTGATAGAGAACTCGTATACTTCTCCACCCTTAGCAGTACGCTTAGCAGGTTGTTTGGTTTTGATAATGTAATCGCCTTCCTCATCAACAGAGATTGGAAACGAAGGAGCTTTCTTTAACTTCTTCCCCTTGATCTGACACTCTCTGTCGTAGGCTTGTTCGTATGTTTCTTTAAGCGTTGCTTCAAACGCTTTACCTTCTTCCTCTGATACAACTATATCACAGGTATAGACCCCATCCGAATCAAATGTAGTGTTCGGTGTATTAACATATGGGTATCTCGCTTTACCTTTCGGTGTTACTATTGATTTATTTTTGCTCATAATATTTAACTGAATATGTATTTTGAATTTTTTATATCTTGTATATTAAAGTTACCATAGCACGGTAACGGTGGTAGTGTCAAGTCATTAGCCTCCTCAAGATTATTTTTTAGGATAGCTAATTGATCTTGCTCAAAAATTTCAACAAGTGTTTGTCGTATTTGGTTTGCCATTGTATCACAGTTCACACTGTGTGTACCGTAGCTGTCGTGTACCATTGCAAAGTCCTTGATGCCTAGTTGTTCACACTTATTCACAGTCAAATGTAAACAACTAGCATCCATGGAATGAACAAAATTAGGTGAGCTACCCTGTGCTTGGCGTTTCGGTGACATCTTATTTAAATCTTCTCGGAACTTTACTCGTAGTACCTGCTCACCTATCTTGGTGCGGATACTTTTCTGTTCCCATTTCTGATACGCTTGGTTACAAGGGAAGCCACTTGGACTTACCCAATAGAATGGTCTATCAAATTTTGCTAGAGTTCTAGCTGTGTTCTGTAGCCAAGCCATAGCTTCTCTTGGTTTACCTACCACTTGATTGATTGCCTCCCATATCTTTGAGGATAGGTAAGCTGTTGCTTGGAAACGATTACTCTCATCAAATGGATCATCAGCCCCACCTCGTACCTTATCTAGATACCATTGGTTTACATATGATCTAGCACTGTGTGGTGTAGAACCATATGGCTGAGTCATCGTTGGTCTCTTGGATGCTGATCTGTTTACCCCAAAGGTAAGCCACTTGTTTGCAAATGGATTACTACCTGCCTCAGCTCGTAGATATTCACAAGCTTTCTCAGCTACGATACCATAGATATCTTCTGGGTAATTAGTAGGTGCTACATTAGTAGCGATGCAAGACGATTCATCACGAGTAAGCATTCCAAGAATCTGTAGTCCGTTGTTACTAGCATCCATCTGACAAGGTAGATGAGTAGAGAACTTACTCCCTTCTTTATGCATTCGTTGAAACTCGTATGCAAAGGCAAGGAATTGGAATGTTTCATCAGCTTCATTTAAAAAATCTAAAGCGGATAGTGGGTTAGTAGCTAGTTGGTCTATTTGTTTAGTGTTCTCTATTACCCAATCTATCCGCTGTGTATAAGTTCCTTTGAACCCAAAGCAGTTAGCTCCATGTATGAATAACCATTTCAGTTGATCATCTGTGGTAGCTCGTACCCCTCTATCAAAATGCAGTAATGCCTTAGCAAAGTCTGCTCCCATATGATTCACATAAGCAGGTACAGCATATGCTCTACCTCTGAAGTCACATTGGTGGGGTAAATAAAATCTAGTGTTGTTATACTTCTGAGCTAGACCAATAGTATTTAATACTAATAGCCTACGACTTTTAGTGGATGCATTGAAGTCATAGATTTGTGCCGCCTTGCGTTTCCATATAGTCTTAGCTATCTCATCTGTCTCATCCTTTGGGAATGGAGGTAACACTTCATCCTCCCTAGATGGTAGACTACCAATAGGTATACCCTCTTCCCAAAATGTTTTCAATGTACCTAGTACCTTGTTGTTAATCCTCCAAGGTGTATTCTGTAGGCTGTTCATGGCTGACATTACATCAGTCATAGGTTCTTCGTTGATACGAAGGAACGCTTTGTTCCTAGATTTAATCAAAGGCATAGGTGGCAATCCATTATCTACATCGTAGCCACCACTCCACTTTTCTGTCCATTGCTTTGGATAGTCCTTGAGTGGCATCCAAAAAGGTTCAAGCATCTCGTTGTGTGCAATCATATCTTCTATCCATTGCTGTGTCTTCTTGGTAGCTTGGATGAAGCGAGCTGGACCACGCTTGTCTGTCTGTATCATTACAAAATCTAACAGACCTGTGTAATCTTTGATGAGTGTAATCAATACAGTACCTATATGTAGTTTGATTCTTGTACCCCACTTCTCCCACTCATCTGCCTCACCTTTACTAGCTTCACCTTTCTCTGAGTGTATTAAATAGTACCGTCTCTTCTTATAGTTCGGTCGCTTCTTCGCACCTCGTAGTATCTGTGACCACTGAGGATGTTCCGAGAATGCACCGAAATGCATCTCATCTTCTATCAATGCTCCGAGTCGTATGGCTGAGGATGCTAATGGTCTCTTCTGCATCAAGCAATCAAGCACACTCTTCAATGCGATGAAGGCTGATACCTTGGGATCTATATCCCTCAGTTTATAGTAAGCGTTCCCTGCAATGGGAGCTTTCTCTTGTTCCTTGAACCATTCCTTGATTCCTTTCACAAGTTCTGGAATCCCTTCACGAAGGAGACGCTGACCATACTTGGTCTCTGATTCAGAGTCACGATCACGAGCTGACTCAATCTGTCTTCTCGTTTTGGTGACACCCTTCTCAAGCATCTCCTTTTCTATCTTAGGATTCTGACTGGGTAGGAGCTTTCCGAGGTTCTGCATAAAGTTTTAATTTAGATAATGCGTCCTTGACGAACATCAACCCACCCCTATGTATCTGTGGATCTTTACAATCCCTGTGTGGTTTGACCTCCTCAAGTAAATTAACTGCGTGCTGTAATTCATCTACAATAGTTTCAATCGTTGGCAATGACATCTTTGATCTGCTTCGCTCCTTCTTTTAGTCGTTTGATTTCAGTGTTAATATCTTTTCTTCTGTCCATCAGTGCATCTATCTTGATAGATACTAAGCGAGACTCGTCTCTCAATAGGTTGATACGAATCTCAACTGCTTCTAGTGTATCACTAGGTGTCCTCTTCAGAGGTTCTGCGTTATGTGAGTTGCTCATAGGTTGCGAGCATACATATAGGTACACACCTGTCAAGTAGAACACCTATCTTTATTTATATAATATTATAAATAAGTTCTATAACTATTATAGTTATAAAGGTTATATAGATCTTATCTATAAGTACCCTTATAGAAAGTATATAATATATTATTATAATATATACTGCCCATACAAAGAGGGGATAGTCAAGTAAACTAGCCACAAAAAAGGACATCCCCTTACGAGGATGCCCCTTGAACACATTATATATATCTTAGAAAGTCTTAACTCTCCCTGCCTACCTCTCTACCCTTGGATGACATACCAATGAACTCCTCGTACAGCTCAGCCATATAATCAAAGTTATCTGTGTTGTTGGTATATTTCATACCATTGTATATCTCGTGCCACTGAGGTCTGCCCAAAGCTACGAGATGACCGTTGGTCATTTCAAGATCAAACCGTAGCTGATCTTGGTCACGCTCTTTATCATATATGATAGCTTGCTTGCTACCACTATGACACAGGTACTTACCGTTAGGTAATTCCAATAGGAATTTCTTATGCTCTATGTATCCTTCCTCACTCATCTGAATCCTTTCTTAATTGTGAACCAAGGATGTAATGCGTTGGGTACTCAGCTGAATCCTCTACTTCGCACTCATCCTCCTCGTCATCTGTTTCAAAGATTATAATGTCACCTCGTTCAGCGATCCCATACT